GGAACACATAACAACACTGTAAAACTTGGCTTTTTAAATAGTGCTACAGACTATAGACTCTTCGCAGACATTAGATTAGGTGGTGTTAATCAAGCCTTTTTAACATTTAATTTCGGAGCAGTTGCACCAACTTTTAAAAAGTGTGCTATAAAGTATAAACAAAATGATTTTGCCTTGTGGATTGATGGTGTAGAGGTTGCAACAGATACAAGTGGTAATACTTTTTCTGCAAATACTTTAAATGAATTGACTTTTACAAGGGGAGATGCTGCTCAAAATTTCTTCGGAGAAACTAAATGCCTAGCAGTTTGGAAAGAGGCTTTAACAGATACACAACTTGCAGAACTAACAACTATATAGATATGATGCAAATATATAAAACGAATTTTCCAACAGAACAACAAGGGAAAGACTACCTATTAAATCTAGGGGTAATAGTAGAAGTAGAGGGAGAAATAGTCTTTGCTAAAAATACGGCGGCGGTTGTTTATATTGGCAAGGTGGTAGAAGTACCAGCTACGTACGATGCAGATGGTAATATTCTAACACCAGCAGTTTACTATGACGGCTATGCCATTGACGTTATGTCAAGTTCTGATTTGGATTTTGGAACTTATGAGGTATATCCAGGTGATGACGCAGCGCATAGCTTTTACGGATGGGCAAAAAGCGCGGAAGTACCGCCTAGTTAGATCGCAAGATTAAATCAAAGCAATAATAGAACAATAAAACCAAGTTTTTTATAATTACACGTAACTATATAATAAGAGTTTAAAACAAACAAATAAATAAATGGCAAAAAGAATTAGAATACCAGGGTTTAGAAATGATATAATGTTGAACGCGGATGAAATTATGTATGCAGAAGTGGGAGGTGATAAAAGAGCTCCCTATGTAGCAATATACTTTAATAACGCAGACGCTGTCGTACAAGACACAAAAAGGGCTGAGGCACACCCTAATGGTTTGATAGCGCTAAACATTAGCATACTATCGTTAGATGCTCTTTCAGAATGTCAAAAGTTGCTGCAAGGTATTAACAATGCTCTTACGGGATTTGGTAACGGGTTAACCGTTGTAGATCATAATTACGGTGACATTGCAACTGTAATTTGGCAAACAAACAATGTAACTCCATCTGTTATTGCCCCTAAAAAACTTTAAATAAAATAAATTAACAATTAAATAAAATAAAATGGAATTTAATCTACCAAGTCAAATCGTAAAAGATTTGAATTTCGGCGATAAGGCACGAAATAAAATATTGTCAGGCGTTTATAAATTATCCGACGCAGTGAAGTCAACATTAGGAGCTTCAGGAAAATGCGTAATATATGAGGACGCAATGGGCAGACCGGTGATAACAAAAGACGGGGTAACCGTTGCAGAAAGCGTAGTCTTAATGGACCCGGTCGAGAACATAGGTGCAACCTTGATAAAGGAAGCAGCTAATAATACAGTGAGAGAAGCAGGTGACGGTACTACTACAGCTACCGTTCTTGCCTCTTCATTATTAACAGGATTAAACCAATACAAGGGTGAAGAAAAGATTAGGAGTATTAAAGACGGCATTCAAGAATGTTATAAAGAAATTGTGGATTACCTTGACGATGCCAGCATACCAGTTGAAGGAGACATGCTTAAACAGGTTGCTTATATCAGTTGTAATAATGACAAAAGTCTTGGAGACAAAATTGGAGAAGCTTTCGAAAAAGTTGGAAAGAATGGTGTCGTTCTAATGGAAGACTCCGAAACAAATGATACGTATGTAGACTTTGTGGAAGGGACTCAATTTAATGCGGGTATTAAATCTCAACATTTATTAACAGACAAAGACAAAGGGACAGCCGTACTTGAAAATCCATACGTTTTAATAGTGAGTTCAAATATACCAAGTGTACGACGTATACAAAGCATACTAGAGCATGTAGTTAAAACAAAAAGAGCATTGCTTATAGTTGCTCCTATGGACCAGCAACCGTACGCTACATTGTTAGCGAACAAGGTTAAGGGTAATATAAAAGTAAACATTGTTGATCTCCCGGGGTTTGGGCCAACTAAGCAAGATACAATTGAAGACTTAGCTATATTAACAGGGGCCACTGTTGTAAACGAAGAACTTGGTGATGATTTAGACTTAATAGATCCAGGCGTTTTAGGAGAAGTGATAAAATCTGTTACTGATAGCAAGAACACTACCTTGCAAATTAAAGAAAACACAGATGATTTATCTGAAAGGATAATAGAAGTAAACAATAAAATAGAGAAAGAAACAAACGGTTATATCAAGAAGAAGCTTGAAGCGCGTTTGTCTATGCTAACAGGTAAGGTTGGTGTCATTTATGTAGGTGCCGATTCAGCTGTTGAACTGAAAGAAAAGAAAGATAGAGTTGAAGACGCAATCCACGCGACTAAAGCTGCTTTACAAGAGGGTATTATACCCGGAGGCGGAACTGCTTTATTAAACGCTTCTCAACTTATAGAGCCTAAAAACGATGGTTACAGCATATTGTTAAAAGCTATACAAGAGCCATACAATATAATACTAGGTAATGCGGGGTATTCTGATTACGAATTTCCAAAAGCTAGATCAGAAGCAAGCGACGCCAAGGAAGACTGGGTAGGTATCGGAGTAGATGTAACTTGCGGTTGTTATAAAAGAATGATAGAAAGCGGCATTATAGATCCCGTGCTAGTAACCAAGTCTGCGTTAAAGAATGCGATAAGCGTTGCTACCACAATTATATCAGCTGATTGTATAATCTCAAATGTAAGATCTCTTGAAAGCAATTAACTACTACATCGTTATAGATAAGATAAAGGAGGCTCCCAAAACGGTTGCTGGCCTAGAATTAACTGAAACACAGAACACGGACATTAGGTATTTAAAAGCTGAGGTTATAAGCGCTGGTGATAAAGTTGATTATATAAAAGAAGGTAGTGTTGTTAGATATGACAAGCACGCAGGGCATGGGATAGAATGGAATGACAAAATGTATCACGTCATTACTATAAATGATATAGTGCTAGTTGAATGAGACTAAGCGCGCAAGATCTAAGAAATAAGAATATCTTTAAGTATTACAGGCTCGTTAGAAAATGGGCTTGTAAAACTTACGGATTAAAAGACGCAGATTTAGAGTTACTTATTTACTTAGATTGTAAAAAGCATTTTATACGTAATGATTTTATTAATGGTGCATATACGTATTCCTGGGATAAAGCAAGATGGGAAAGATTGCGCAAAAACGAATGGATAACCATTTTTAGCAAAAGGAATAGAACTACGATGAAGTATAACACTTATACCACATCGTTTAAGTGTAAGCAACTTATAACAAGAATATATAGAATATTACTCGGCGAGGAAGATTTACCTACGTCGACAAAGAGCACATTTTATAAAAATAAAACGTATACAGATAAAGTGTTTAACCATGCTATCGATAACATGATAAAAGATAGCGAACGATAAAAATAAGACTATGGCATTTAAAATGACTCCAAAGTCCCCAACCTTAATGGCAACGGGCAAATTCGGATCACCGGCAAAAAACATGAACAAAGGGTATGGTCCCGCAAAGACTTCTTCTCCAGCTAAGCAAAAATCAGGCAACAGCATGACAGCAGCGGAAAAGAAAGCAATGAATGATAGGTCTGTATTTGGACCTGACGGCAAAAATGTTGCAAAGCCACCAAAAAGCAAATCTAAGTCAAAATACGATCTTGATACAACTGCCCCAAAAAAAGGAAATAAAAATGTTAAAGGGGAAAAGTACGGCAAGTCTCCTGCTAAAAAGAATGGTATGAAATACGATATCAAAGAAGCTAGCAATCAAAATCTTACTGCAAAGGCTAGAAAACATTTTGCTGAAAATGCTCAACACGATTCTAAGAAAGGGTCTAGATAGTATGGCTTTTAAGCTAAAATCACATTCTGAAATATTTGGTTTGCACGACGCGACGTCGGAATTTGGCACACCTGTTATTATAAAGGATGATTTAGAAGAGGGGGTACAAGCAGAAGCTAATAGAGATGGAACGATCTTTGTTAGCTCAGACACCCCTGAAAGTAAAGTGCAGGATGCCGTCGACCATGAGAAAGTTCATTTAGATCAAATGGCTTCCGGAAGGTTACAATACTCAGATGATTCTGTTACTTGGAAAAGGGACACAAAGTCGCCTGCTAGGAAATACGATAGAGCCACGATGAACGAAGGGCACCCGGATTTTGAATGGGAAAACGAAGCATATAAACAATCATAATTATGGGATTAAATTTTAGAGGAGCAGCTAGCAGGTTTAAAGATAAAAATCAAAATAGCTTTCAAGATAAATCAGCGCCTGGCCCAAGAAGAGGTGTAGGTGGTGATGAGCCGGGTAGTTTAGCTAGGGCTGAAAAACGATTTGGAAGAATATCTAGTCCTGCTAAAATAAAGAAAAACTTTTACGGGGGTGAAGCATATTTTCAAGATGGCTACAGTGGCGATCTGGCTAATAGCTTACCTATAACGCGTAGGTCAAGTTCTCCTTTAAAAATGAATGAGGCATTAGTGTCCGGGGCGGCAGATACAGGAAAAAAATTCGTAGATGCTGGATCATCTTTTGCTGATGGATTTGCTCAATCAGTTAAAGAACCTAAAGCGGAAGATTTAGGAAAAGAAAATAAAAAAGACGACGACCCAACAGTTGTAGACCCCAGTGAAAAAAAGGACGATATAATAACCACCTCAGCTACGCCAGACGTAACAACAAGTTAAAAAAATATAAATATGAATAACAAACCAATTACAGCCCGTGTTAAAAGCGGTATGTTCAAAACAAAAGAGCCGCTACTAAATGTAGGACCGGCCGGAGTTGACGGAAACAACAAGACCCGCAGTATGCCTTCCCCGAGTAAGATGAAAGGGTATACAATGAAGTCTTCACCTTTTAAGCAAGCAAAGACCTCTGAACAGATTGTTAACGACGAAATGACAAATCAGGGTATAAAACTTGGGACAGAAACAACTACTATCGAACCAGGTAAGGAGGGTACACCGGATACCAAAATAAAAGGTAACTCAGGGTCAGACGCTTTTAAATCAGCTTTTGGTGACGCTAGAAAAAGCGAGGCAAAAACATTCGACTTTAATGGTAAAAGTTATAGCACAGAGTTAAGCGAGGACCCTGACTTTGGTAAAGACAAGGTTGTAAAAGGAGACCCTGGGACAGAGGACAAAGCGGTGAAGAAAAAAACGGCTATTATTGAAAAAGTTGCACGCAAGGGTGAAGCCTCAACAGCTTACGGTACTCGCAATAACTTAAGGAAAGCTAAAGTAGCGGCTCGTAATGCGAAAAAATATCAAAGAAAAAAAGATAGAAACGATCGCAGAGAAGACCCGTCTCTTTCCGCAAAAGATCAAAGACGTGCTAGAAAAGACGCGGCAGCCGTATCGATAAAAGAAGTTGCAGATTCTGAAGTACGAAATTCACAAATTCAATCTAAGCAAGGCAAGAGCGGTATTGGGGCTAGCAAGGAAATAGTGCTGGACGATGTTAATGTACAACAAGGAGAAAAAACAGACACTCGACAAAGAGAGTTGGGTAATAAAGCTCCTAAAAAAACAGGTTTATTTGATCAATTTAAAAGCCCTGCTGAAATGAAAAACAAAGGTTTCTTTAAAAAGAAATCACCTATGAAAATGAATTACTTTAAAAAGTGAAACCTAAAGGGTTAGGCGATACAATAGAAAAAATTACAACCGTAACCGGAATTAAAAAAGCAGTCAAAGCTTTACCTTGGGATTGCGGTTGTGATAAAAGAAAAGGAGCATTAAACAAGATGTTTCCATATAAGTAAAAATTAAATTTAATTAAATGAAAAAAGAAAAAGACTACACAGAATTTGAGGTTATTAAAGGCGATCATCTTAGTGAATCTGAATTGAATGAATTACGAGAAGCTGTGAATCGCGTAAACGAGGCGCAAATGCAAATAGGTGGGCTTGAAACACACAAAGCTAAACTTATAACCGAAATATTATTATTCACTAAAGAAGTAGAAAGCACTCAAAAAATACTTGCCTCTAAATACGGAGATGTAAGCATCGATCTTAATACTGGTAAACTTACAGAAAATGCGGTTGATAAGAAAGATTAGTATAGGCAAAGACTATAAGAATGACGCGATGCACTACGCCGTTGGTCAAGAAGTCTATGGCGGACACACTATAGACAGCATTATAGAAGAGGATAATAAATATACTGTGTATATCTCAAAGGGAGACATACTTATGCCTTGGAAAGATTTTAATAAAAACATGGGTATATCTGTTGAGTATAACATTTCATGGTAAATGCAAAGCGTATTTAACTACCTTGTAACACCACAAGGGGGCAGAACAACAGGGCAGACTACAATTGAAGGACAAGAATTACTATTAAACACAGAATTACAAAACCACGAGTATTCAAACAGAGTGGGGGTTATATTAAGTTTACCCTTAGCTGAAAAATACAAGGAGCTCCAAGAAGGAGACGAGGTTATATTACATCACAATGTATTCAGAAGATTCAGAGATGTAAGAGGTAAAGAAAAAAATAGTAAAAGCTATTTAACAGAAGAAACTTATTTGGCACAACCGGACCAAATATACGCATACAGAAGAGAAGGAGAATGGAGAGCTTTAGAAGGTTTTTGTTTTGTTTCGCCGGTTAAAGAGACTAAAATGTTCTCTATGGATTTTGAAAAGCCGCTAATAGGAGTAGTCAAATACTGCACTTGTGGATTAGAAGTAGATAATATAGTAGGATTCATACCTACGTCAGAATACGAATTTATTATAGAAGGGCAGAAGTTATACCGAGTACCCACCAATTCAATTACAATCAATTATGGACACAAAGGAAACCAAGAGGAATATAATCCTAGCTGGGCACAAAGCAGTTGAGGAATTAATAAAGGTAGCGGAAGAGGTGATAATAACTAACTCCGAAGATGACTTAACGGCGGACAAATTAAAAAATGCTGCGGCTTCAAAAAAGCTAGCCATATTTGACGCTTTTGAAATACTTAGCCGTATTGAAGAGGAACAAAGAGTATTAGACAACAAGCCTAGGAAAGAAGTGGAAACCACGGAATTTAAAGGATTTGCTGAAAGAATGTCCAAGTAATGTACGAGCAAAACTTATACAGCATTATAGAGCCAATTAGGAAGACAACAATATCTAGGCTTAATAAAGGCAGCAAATGGGAGTACGGCTACAATAAAGAACATGACATTGTTGTTATTAGTAAGACCGGAAAGATCGGTGATATATATAACATACAGGGGTTTAAAATAGCGCTACCATTATTGCCCGGCAAAATAAGTAAGAAAAACAATAAGTGGACTCCGGATGAATACCCGAAAGAGTTAAAAGGGATTAATAACATTTTCGATTGGAGAGATTATCCAGAGGAATTTAAAAATACGTGGGGGACATATATAGATGAGCATTTCAGAAGACGCGAAGAAGGTCATTGGTTCAATAATAAGGGCGTGGACACTTACATTACTGGTACTCACTTTATGTACCTGCAGTGGTCCAAGATTGACGTTGGGCAACCTAACTTTAGAGAGTCAAACAGATTATTCTACATATTCTGGGAAGCTTGCAAGGCAGATAAAAGATGCTACGGAATGTCCTACCTCAAAAACAGGCGATCTGGATTTTCCTTTATGGCTTCCGGCGAAGCTGTTAACCAAGCAACAATATCTTCAGATGCTAGATTTGGCATACTGTCAAAATCTGGGGGAGACGCAAAGAAGATGTTTACGGACAAAGTTGTACCAATATCGGTTAACTATCCATTCTTCTTTAAACCGGTACAAGACGGAATGGACCGTCCCAAGACAGAACTCGCATATAGAGTTCCAGCCTCAAAATTTACAAGGAAAAAGCTTGACTCAAATGTTGCAGCGGAAGACATCGTTGGTCTTGACACCACGGTCGATTGGAAAAACACGGGTGACAACGCGTATGACGGAGAAAAATTAAGACTACTAGTTCATGATGAATCCGGTAAATGGGAAAGACCAAACAATATACTTAATAACTGGCGAGTTACAAAAACTTGTTTAAGGCTAGGTAGTAGAATTATTGGCAAGTGTATGATGGGATCAACCTCCAACGCTTTAGACAAAGGGGGTGAAAACTTTAAAAAGTTATACAATAGTTCTGACGTAAATAAAAGAAACGCAAACGGGCAAACAAAGTCTGGGCTGTATTCTTTATTTATACCTATGGAATGGAATTACGAAGGCTTTATCGACGAGTATGGACATCCTGTATTTAATAAGCCGCCAGAAGGCACCCTGGGGCCGCATGGAGACGTTATAGAAGTCGGAGTCATTGAGCACTGGAATAATGAGGTAGACGGATTAAAAGGCGATCAGGATGCTCTAAACGAGTTTTACAGGCAATTCCCAAGAACAGAAGAACACGCGTTCAGAGATGAAACAAAAAATAGTATATTTAATTTAGCAAAAATATACGAACAAATAGATTACAACGAAGACTTAGGCAACAGCAATGTACTAACAAGGGGCAGCTTCCAGTGGGAGCACGGCGTTAAAGATACGAAAGTAATATTTAATCCAAACCCTCAAGGTAGGTTTTTAATTTCATGGACACCCGCTTATAATATTCAAAATAGGCAAACTACACGTAATGGTATAAGGTATCCCGGCAATGAGCACATGGGAGCCTTTGGGTGTGACAGTTATGATATATCTGGAACAACAGATGGAAGAGGTTCTAAAGGAGCATTACACGGATTAACTAAGTTTAGTATGGAAGATGCGCCTCCTAGCACATTTTTTTTAGAATATGTTGCTAGACCGCAAACAGCGGAAATGTTTTTTGAAGATGTATTAATGGCGTGCGTATTTTACGGTATGCCTTTGTTATGCGAAAACAACAAACCGAGGCTTTTATATTACTTTAAAAGAAGAGGCTACCGCGGATACTCGATGAACAGACCTGATAAGCTTTGGAATAAGTTATCGGTAACAGAAAAAGAAATTGGAGGAATACCAAACTCCAGTGAAGACATAAAACAAGCTCACGCAGCCGCTATTGAAATGTATATAGATAGGCATGTTGGTTTAAGTAATGAGGGGGAATACGGTACAATGTATTTTAATGAAACGTTAAACGATTGGTCGAAGTTTGATATAAACAATAGAACAAAATTTGATGCTGCGATTAGTTCCGGCTTAGCTATAATGGCTTGTAATAAAGATTTGTATAGACCGAGCAACAAAGCACAAAAGCAAGTTGTTAATTTAAGATTTGCGAAATATTCTCACGAGGGTACGGCATCAAAAATAATAAGAAAATAATATGGCGAATAGCGTAACAAATAGTTTTTTCCCTAGCCAAGTAGTAAGTGATCAGGAGAAAGTTTCTCAGGATTATGGGTTGCAAGTTGGTAGAGCGATTCAAAATGAATGGTTCAGTAGCAACTCTGGGGCGACTCGCTTTAGAAGTAATCAAAATACTTTCCATACTTTAAGACTATACTCAAGAGGCGAACAACCAGTACAAAAATATAAAGACGAGCTTTCCATCAATGGCGATCTATCTTATTTGAACTTAGACTGGAAACCGGTTCCAATATTATCAAAGTTTGTTGATATCGTTGTTAATGGTATAGCTGATAGATCTTTTGATATTACTACTTATTCGCAAGATCCTTATGGCGTAAGCAAAAGAACAGCTTATATGGAGTCTGTTTTAAGAGACAAGCAAACAGAGGACTTAAATAACTTCGCTCAAGAAAATTTTGGTATTAATCTTTTTGAAAATCCACCAGAAACTTTACCAGATTCTCAAGAAGAATTAGATATACACATGCAGCTTACTTATAAGCAAGGCATAGAGATAGCTGAAGAAACAGCGATTAACACGCTGCTAGACGAAAATAGATATGATCTGACAAAAAGAAGGACTTATTTAGATTTAGCAACATTAGGTATAGGTTGTGTTAAAAATAACTTTTCAGAATCCGAAGGTGTTACTATTGATTATGTTGATCCAGCTTATTTGGTATATTCGTATACAGAGGACCCTTATTTTCAAGACATATATTACGCGGGAGAAGTTAAATTTGTGCCAATAAATGAAATTAAAAAACAATTCCCTGAATTAACTCAGGGCCAATTAGAAAGAATTCAGCAGCAGGGCACACAAAATTATGGTGTTTTTGATCAGACTGCAAGTAACGAATATAACAACAATAGGGATTCAAACGTAATACAGGTTTTATACTTTAATTATAAGACTTATATGAATGAGGTCTACAAAGTTAAAGAAACAGCAACGGGTGCAACTAAAATAATAGTGCGAGACGATCAATTTAATCCTCCGGTAGAAATGCTAGAAGAGCAATTTGGAAAAATGTCAAGATCTCTTGAGGTACTTTATGAAGGTGTTATGATTGTTGGTACAGATATAATGCTTAAATGGGAAATGGCAAAGAATATGATGCGCCCTAAAAGTGATGTATCTAAAGTTAAGATGAATTACGCTATTACTGCGCCTAGAATGTACAAGGGAAGAATAGAATCGCTAGTAAGCAAGTGCACGGGATTTGCTGATATGGTACAATTGACTCACTTAAAATTGCAACAGGTACTGCAAAGAATGATTCCTGACGGGGTGTACCTTGATGCCGATGGTATTAACGAAGTGGATTTAGGAAATGGAACAAATTACAATCCGCAAGAAGCACTAAATATGTTTTTCCAAACGGGTTCTATAATAGGTAGATCATTTACCCAGGATGGGGATATGAATCCTGGTAAAGTTCCTATACAAGAAGTACCTACTGGAAGTGGTGGCGCAAAATTGCAAACATTAATTTCAACTTACAACTATTATCTACAAATGATAAGAGATGTAACTGGTCTAAACGAGGCAAGAGACGGATCTACTCCGGATTCTAGAGCATTAGTAGGTGTTCAAAAGCTAGCCGCAGCAAACTCGAATACAGCCACTAGGCATATACTTGACTCAGGGTTGTATTTAACAAGAGAGCTTTGTGAATGCTTATCATTGAGAATATCAGATATAATAGAATATCACCCAGCTAAAGAATCTTTTATAGCTAAAATAGGTAGGTTTAATGTTGGAACATTAGAAGAAATGGCTGACTTACACATGTATGACTTCGGAATATACTTGGAGCTAATGCCTGACGAAGAAGAGAAGGGGGCTTTAGAGAACAATATTCAAGTTGCTTTACAGCAAGGTAGCATAGATCTTTCTGACGCTATAGATATTCGCGAAGTAAAAAATCTTAAATTAGCGAATCAACTTCTTAAAGTTAAACAAAAGAAAAGACAAGAAAGATTGCAGGCTGAAAATCAAGCTAACATACAGGCTCAGGCCCAGGCTAATGCTCAGGCTCAGCAAGTTGCTGCTCAAGCGGAAATACAAAAAGATCAGGCTTTGTTCCAAACCAAGTCTCAGCTAGAGGAGTTAAAAGGTTCTATAGAAGAAAAAAGAATAGGTATTGAGGTTAATGCTAAAAAAGAATTAATGGAATTAGAATTCCAATATAATATGCAATTGAAAGGCATAGAAGTAGATGGATCCAAATCTAAAGAAAAAGAAATTGAAGATCGTAAAGATCAAAGAACCAGGATACAGGGTACTCAGCAAAGTGAAATGATCGAGCAAAGAAAAAACGATTCTCCAGCAAAAAACTTTGAATCCGCAGGAAATGACGTAATGAGTCAAGGATTTGGCTTAGGAGCGTTCGATCCTAGGTAATAATAATAATAATCATATAATATTTTATCATGTCAGAACAAACAGAACAAACAGAACAAACAGAAGCGCCGCAAGAAGCGATTGTTGATACAAGCCCTATGTCGGTAGACGACGAAGGAACCATTAAGCTAGATATGTCAAAGCTAGCTAAATCCGGAGAGGAAGCTCCGCTACCCACACCGGCACCAGTACCAGAAGAAACGCCGGTTGTACAAGAGATTGCGCAAGTAGAGCCAGAAGCCACGGCAGAGACAGCACCTATAGAATCATTTATAGAAGAAGTGACAGATGAAGTTGTGGAAGAAGCGCAGGACCTAGCGGAAGAAATTCAAGAGGCAGTAGAGTACGAGCAACAGACAGGTGCGGAATTACCAGAAAATATTCAAAAGGTTGTAGACTTTATGAATGAAACTAGTGGAACTCTGGAAGATTACGTAAAGCTTAATAAAAATTACGAAGATTTAGATGAGTCTCAGTTGTTAAGAGAGTACTATGCTAGTACAAAACCTCATTTAGATGAGGAGGATATAGACTTTATGATGGAAGATAACTTTCTTTATGATGAAGATATAGACGAAGAAAGAGATGTACGAAGAAAAAAACTAGCCAGAAGAGAAGAATTAGCAAAAGCTAAAAATCATCTTACTGGATTAAAAGATAAATATTATCAGGAAATTAAAGGTGGCTCAAGGCTAGCTCCTGAACAAAAGAAAGCGGTAGACTTTTTCAATCGCTATACAAAAGAAAACGAAGCAGCAACTCAGTTAGCTGAAAAGCAATCAAAAACGTTTTTAAGAGAAACAGAAGGTGTTTTTAACAATGATTTCAAAGGTTTTGATTATCAGGTTGGCGACAAGAAATTCCGTTTTAAAGTTAAAGACGCTCCTACTATTAAGGAAACCCAAAGCGATATTAGTAATTTTGTCAAGAAGTTCTTGGATAAAGATAACCAAATGTCAGATGCAGCGGGGTACCATAAGGGATTGTTTACAGCTATGAATGCAGATTCTATTGCAAGTCATTTTTATGAGCAAGGCAAAGCCGACGCTATGGAAACGAGTATATCTAATTCGAAAAACGTACAAATGGGCGCTAGAGGTGTTCACGAAGATGTTAAAACATCGAATGGATGGGCAGTAAGATCTGTTGATTCAGGGGGAAGTGATTCAAAATTGAAAATTAAAACATTTAAACACATTAAATAAGAAAAATTATGGCAGGATTTGCAACCGCGCCGGCTACATTAGCCAATTTAGCGCACTTAACACCACGTCCAATAAAAGGTTTGTTTGGAGACAACTACCTATCTTTAGCGGAAATGGATTTTACACAACAATTTTTACCCGAGGTATACGAAAAAGAAATCGAACGTTATGGAAACAGAACGATTACAGGATTCTTACGTATGGTCGGAGCTGAGATGCCTATGGCATCGGATCAAGTAGTTTGGTCAGAACAAGGAAGATTACATATTGCTTATGATACTGTAATTTCTGGAGCAGTGGCACTTAAAACAATTTCAATACCTTCACCTGGGGCGGATGGCAAAGTGCCATTATTAGGACCTGGTATGACGATAGTAATCGCTAAAGGTAATGTAACGGTTAAGGCTTTCGTAAAGTCTCTAGTTGAGAATCTTGCAGCTGGTTTTCAAGTATATAACATTGAAGTATATGATACTGCCAATGGTCAATTACCAGCAGCGCTCGCAGGAGCTGTAGCAGGTGCACCACTTAGCGTATTTGTATATGGATCTGAATATGGAAAAGGATCTAGTTTAGCTGGTAATTCAGTTGACGCATCTTTCACACAATTTAGTAACAAACCAATTATTCTAAGAGACAAGTATGCCGTTAACGGATCAGACGTTGCTCAAATTGGATGGGTTGAAGTTACTACTGAGATTGGAACTGGAGGATACTTATGGTACTTAAAGTCTGAGCATGAATCACGTATTCGTTTTGAAGATTACCTAGAAATGTCTATGGTTGAAGCTACGGATGCTCAAAGTGTATTTACTGACGCAGCAGGGGCTACTATCTCAGGTATGAGTGGTTTATTTGATGCTCTAGAAACAAGAGGTTTAGTATTTAACGATGCTGATTTTGATGGAGCTACGTCTGCTACGGCAGGACTTGGAGCGTTTGACACTATATTACAAGAGCTTGATAAGCAAGGGGCAATTGAAGAGAACATGATGTTCTTAGATCGCGGTACTTCTTTGAGTATTGATAATATGTTATCACAACAAAATTCTTACGGAGCTGGAGGTACATCTTACGGTGTATTTGAAAACTCTGAAGAAATGGCGCTTAACTTAGGATTTTCAGGATTCCGTAGAGGATCTTACGATTTCTATAAGACAGACTGGAAATACTTAAATGATTCTACTACTCGTGGACTTATTTCAGATATATCTGGAGTAATAGTTCCAGCAGGAACGTCTACTGTATATGACCAACAATTAGGACAGAATATCTCACGACCTTTCTTACATATCCGTTATAGAGCTTCAGAAGCTGATGACAGACGTTTGAAATCTTGGGTAACTGGATCAGTTGGTGGAAACTACACAAGTGATGAAGATGCAATGAATGTTCACTTCCTATCGGAAAGAACTTTGTGTACTCAAGCAGCTAACAACTTTGTATTATTGAAAAATACATAGTAGTAAGTTTATTGTAATGATTACCCCCGCTGAATCTGTGGGGGTAGTTATTACTTTTATTAGCGACAATAGCTTATTATAATTAATAGTAACAGGCTACTGTCATACATTATTAACATTTATATTATATTATATTATGGCTAACAAGAAAGCTACAGCAAAAAAAGTTGAGGTTGCGCCTCAGGAAGTGGTTGAAACAATAGTACAACCAAAAATAGAAATACCAAAAAAAGACGAGTGGGTTGTTAAGGACAGATTGTACGAATTAACAAGAACAAAGCCCCTGGTTTTCACATTACCTACTGCACATAGCGGGAAAAAAAGTTTATTATATTTTGATGAAGAATTGGGTTATCAAAGAGAATTAAGGTATGCTACCAATCAACGATCTTGTTTTGTAGAAGAACAAAAAGGCCAGATAGTAATGGGGCGTATTGTATTCAGAGACGGCGTACTTAGAGTGCCAAAAGAGAATGTTGCATTACAAAAGCTTTTATCTTTATATCATCCAGCTTTAAAAGCTAATATATACGAAGAATACAAGCCTGCTCAGCAAGCAAGCAACGAGGTTGACTGGATTGAGTTTGAATTACAAGCATTGAATCTAGCTAAAAGTTTATCTGTTGACGAAGCAGAGGCTGTCCTACGTGTTGAAATGGGAGCGGTAGTAACGGAGCTTTCATCCTCTGAAATTAAAAGAGATGTACTTATCTTTGCTAAGAAGAATCCAAATTTATTCTTACAATTAGCTACAGATGAAAATACTCAATTAAGAAGTTTCGGGGCAAAAGCTGTTGAAATGGGAATATTAAGTTTATCACAAGATCAAAGAACCTTTACATACGGAAATACCGGTAGAAAAGTAATGACAGTGCCGTTTGACGAGCATCCTTACTTTGCGCTATCAGCATTCTTTAGAACGGATGAAGGTATGGAAATATACAAGGCAATAGAAAAAAGACTAAATTAGTCACCTTTATAGTAATAGGCTGCTGGAAGGTGGCCTATAACTATATAAAATAAAAAATAAATTATGGCTGTAAGCGTAGATACTGTTTATCAAAGAGTATTAGCAATACTTAATAAAGAGCAAAGGGGGTATGTAACACCCCAAGAATTTAATCTGTTCGCTAATCAAGCGCAGCTAGATATATTTGAGCAATACTTTTACGATATTAATCAGTTTGGAAGAATGCCCGGTAACGATACCGAATTTTCCGATATGCTTAACATACTTAATGAAAAAATAAATATATTTGAAACAAATGCTGCTATGACTTACGGGGGAGTTTATTGGTCTACACCTGCTAACTTATACCGGCTAGGGACTATAGTATTTGATAATATTACAACTAGTAAGTCTTTATACCCGGTTCCTAATACCGTGGTGACCACAACAACTCAAGTTGAGGTAGAGAGAATAAATTACAATGAATTCTTATACATTAATCAATCTCTTCTTACAAAGCCAACAAATTCAAGACCCGTATTTGTAGCCTCCACTTTGGGTTATAAAGTATATGGGGATGCTCCTTTAGTCATAGGGGTAAGCTGCAACTATATAAAAGAACCTTCTCAAGCAGCGTGGGCATATCAAATGGTATTTGGAGAAGCCTTATACAATGCGAATGAATCTACTGATTTCGAATTGCATCCTTCTGAAGAAACGGAATTAGTAATAAAAATATTAGCATTTGCGGGGCTAGTAGTTAAAGATATAGGGATGTATCAAGTAGCTAGTCAGATAAGTGCACAAACTAACCAACAAGAAAAATCATAATATATGGCATTGATAAATCAAAACCCAGAAGAATATTACTTAGGGCCTGACGGTGTATGGGATAGTGGCGATG